TGTGTGAGCGATACGAGGACTGTCTTGACCGTGCTCGTATCTTCACCACTCACATCGGTGATGGCATCGACTTCGTGGAGTGCTACAACTGCTGTCACTCCTTCTACTCGGAGAAGTTCCAATGGGTCACTCATTGTCCAGAGTGCGAGCAATGCTTGTATTGCGGTATGAAACCGCAATGCTCGTGTTGGGATGCAGTCTTTGAACTCGAAGCAATCGACTACGAAACAGGATGGGAGGTGTCTAAGTGACGACATCAGATAGGGAAAGAGAGTTGCAGGACATCGTGTCGGTGCAACTCAGCAACTACACACGCAGAACAATCAACAACAACCTCAGTTTGGAGAAACAAATGACACAGGAAGAAATGAACGAAATAGCAACAATCATGTACAGGATGCTTCGTGCCGACGAACAATGGCTCATACAGGTCATTGACAGGGTCGAACACGGAATCAACTACGACACAATCGCTGATTCAGCGGCAATGCAAATGTGTCGTTCGGAACTTGCCCGTGAGATACTCGATGAGGGTACGGCGATGAACGACTGGTTCATCTCCAGCATTGCACAACACCACAGAGTGCGTGATTACATTTCTCGTAGCATGCAAACACAGGTGTACCAGTACTTGTCGAGTCAGGAATGCAAGGATGAAATTCAGGATGTAGTGGACAGGGTTGCGCTCAACGCTTCCAACGAAGCGACTGAGCGTGCTCTCGTGAAGATTGCAAATGCAATCAAGGAGGCAAGTGATGTCTGATAACATCAACACAGAAAACACAGACAAGTATCAGTACTGGCTGAACGCAGTACTCAGGGCGTTCAATCAGAACGGTGAGTTATTCAAAGAGACAACCTTTGATGCGCTCATTCCAGACCACATGAAAGACAAAGGAGAACAGAAATGAGAGAAGCATGGGTGGTCAACTATCTACCAGCAGAGGACAAGTTCTGGCTTGTGCTCGGCGTTGCAGACGACTTGGAAGCAGGTCGTCAGATGGTTGAAGAACACGCCAGTCGAAGGACTGGTGGTTTCATCGCAGACACAGAACTCGAATGGCTCGATGAGAACAAGGGACAGTTGCTAAAGACATTGAGTAACAACGATGTCGGCGTCATCTGTTCATACTCGATTCAGCCATACAGAATGTTCAGCAATCGAGGTCCAAAGTGACACAACCAGTAGACACATCGTGGTATGACGAAGCCCTGTGTAAGGGACACCCGACAGAGTGGTGGTTTCCTACACACGGCATGTCGACCATGCGACAAATTCAAACTCGGAAGGCGAAAGCAATCTGTTTCGTCTGCCCAGTCAAGGAGTCCTGTTACATGACAGGAACTAAGAGCCATTCCTCAGGCATCTGGGGAGGGCGAACCCTATACAACGGAAGAGACAACAAGCGAAGGAGCAAGAAACAATGAAAGCAGACACACTCAGACTCATCGACCGTGAAATCCACGATGGATTCAAACTGACGATGATGAAACCATTCGACTTGGAGGCAGCCCACATCTACGGTGTGGAAGTGTTCCCCGGCGAACGACCGATGATGATTCCCGTAGCGGAACATCCCGACATCTACACGATGCTGGACTCATCAACCGTCGCAGAGGACATCAGCCCGTACTCGATGTTCGCCATCGTGACTACGGGTTGGGCTGCACCCATCACCGATGTAACAGATGTCGAAGATGGATTGCCACCCAGCAAGCATCCAAAGCGTCGGCGTGTACGGGTGCTCATACTCGTTGAGCAAGAGACAGACAAAATCATGACCAGTCTTCGTTTCGGTGACTCAGATGAAGTCATCTACAACGAGGAACGGGATGGTGCAGGTTCGCTCATGGATGCAGTAGAATCCCTGATGCGTACAGCAAAGAAACACAAGAGAGGAAGCAACTTCAATGACTAACAAGTACGACGAGCCAACGCTCGAAGTGTCCATGACCCTGACTGAACTCAGGGCTGTGGTCAAATCGCTATCCATCGGCGTAGACCAACTGGCTAAGAAAATCCAGCGTCTCGGTGATGGCAAGCGAGCAGACGCAACTCATACAGAGTTGACTGCACTTCTATCTGCCAAGCAGGAGATGGAAGATGTCCTATCCGCCGCTCTAGGAGGTACTCCTTGGGAATGAAACTGCTAGCACTTGTTGTGGCGTTGGGGGGCTTTACAGCCCCCTTTGTCACATCTGAGCACATACCACTCAAACAGGCTGAGTCACGGGGCGATGTCCCGTATCAGTCAATGCCAAACGCACGATGCCCCGAGCATTGGCAAACGGCTGTGAATGTGGGCTGGACTCAGGCGCAACTATCCACACTCGACTACCTGATGTGGCGTGAGAGCCGTTGCAAGACCTCTCTGCTCAACTCGGATGACCCCAATGGGGGTTCGTACGGGCTCGTTCAGGTCAACGGGTTTTGGGTCAAATGGTTGCGTGAACGGGGCATCCTGAAGAAAGCGTCAGACCTGTACAGGACTGACATCAACCTTCTGTCTGCCCTGTACATCTACAACTACGCAGACAATCGGTACCAAAATGGATGGGGTCCTTGGAATCTTTGATTCCATCCACGCCCACTCCTACTCCCCCTGCTATCGTGGGGGGGGTAAGGGGGGGGGCATCACTCTCGCACCGTCGCCCGATGGGCGACTGGTGCTCAACACAACACAAAGGAAACAACATGAGAATCGAACAAGACCAAAATTCAACCAAGGTCTACATCCGTCAGTCGTGGCTCAACGATGCGCTGATGTGCCTTGAGCGTTCCCGTTTATCAGAACTCAATCCAGAGATGCGTCGTGAGAACGACTCAGCCCTCATGGGCACGGCTGTGCATTCAGCAATCGAGAAGGTTCTCAACTGCCAAATCGACCCAATCGACATCGGTGCTTCTGCCGTTGCATCGTTCGACGAACTTGTCGTCAATCTCGAACTCCAAGGAAAGGAAGTCAATGTCACGAACACCGACCCGGCAAAGTGGTCATCGCACATCGCTTCGATGGCGGAAGCGTGGGCACGGGACATCTTCCCGTATGTCCCCCTTGGTGGTCAAACGGAATACAAGTTCCAATCGCATGTTGCGAACATAAGCAACGCACGGTTCGAGTACGAACTGTGGTTTGAGGGCACGATGGACTATGTGCACGCAAACGGCATTTGGGACTGGAAGACTGCTGCTCGCAAGTACAGCGAGCATGAGAAGCAGTCACAGAACATTCAGTCGGCAATCTACGCAACGGCTGCTCAACATCTCGGACTCATTCAGTACGCAATGAGTTTCAACTTCGGTGTGATGATTCGCAATGCTTCGTCAACGGGGCAGGTCGTAAGCATCACTCGGACCAAGTCCCATGAGGACTGGGTCATCGAACAAGCAACATCCGTCATCAATGCCGTGATGTTGTTGCAAGGTCTACCGCAAGAGCGGTGGATAATGAACGACCAGCATCACCTCTGCTCAGAGCGGTGGTGTCCAGTCTGGTCGAAGTGCAAGGGCTACTATGTAGCAGGTAACACCCAACACGCCGAGGAGGCATAACAATGGACAAAGACAGAGCAATCATCACGCAGGTTTCGGCAAAGATTGCCGCAGACCTCGTCGACAAGACTGGTGGTTCGGGAGAGAAACTTGGCGAGTTCGCCATGCTCTTCAGTTCCATCAACGAAATCATGATGGACACCATCTACGGTTCCACCAGCGAAGCACAGCGTCAGAATGACAATGTCATGAAGATGCTCAAGGACGACCTTGGCGCAACCGAAGTCGCCACGACTTTCACGGGTGTCACCATCGTCGGCAAGCAACACGGAGACATCCCTGAGTGGCTCATCAAGGCATGCAAGCGTGACGGTGTCAGCAGGGTCTACGACAACCGTGACGGACTTGGCGTCAATCCCAAGCGACCGCACTTCAAGGCTGTCGAGGGTGAGAAGGCTTACTGGCCACCACGGAGCCGAGGATGAAACTTTCCGCAGAACAAATCTCTGCGGGATGGGACACGGTGGGGCGGACACAATCCGCCCCACTTTCCGATTACAGGATGTACTCACCTCTAGCCGATGCGGCTGACTCATTTGTGAGGTGGGCGCAATCGCCACATGAGCGAGTACATCTTGGCATCGACCGCATTGACCAAGAGATGCGTGGCATCGCACCCGGTGAAATGGCAATGATGTTGGGCTTTGCACACGGCGGTAAGACGCTGTTGCTGTTGCATGCACTACGCCACAATCGGGACAAGCACATTGCCATGTTCATCCCCGACGAACCGAGGCAGTTGGTTCTCACCAAACTGACCTGTATCCACCACGGCATCGACGCACGCGAACTCGAAGCAAGAGTCGCAAGCGACGACCAAGATGCCATCAACCTGCTACGCCGAACAGCCGAGGAAGATTTCCCGAACCTCGCCGTGTTCGACCAGCCACTCACCTCATCCGACATGGAACGGGCTTATGGAGAAGTCTGTGATGTGTGGGGTCAGGTGCCAGACCTCGTCGTCGTCGACTATCTCGACCTCGTTGAGGCAGGCGAAACGGTTCCCGATAAGGCAACCTTCCTCAAGGGCTTTGGTCGCAGGCATGACATCCCGTTGCTCGTCCTCCACCAGACATCACGCACCGCAGGTGCTGATGGTGCCAAGTTGACCATGTCATCTGGCTCATACGGTGGAGAACAGCAGGCCACATCCATCATCGGTGTTCGACGCAAGAAGTATCAGATTGCTGCCGAAATCAACGAACTGGTTGAGAAACTCGACCGCTCCCATTCAGAGCGAGCGCAAGACCGTCTTGACTATCTGCGTTCCGAAGCAAAGATTCACGAGTACACCGTCACGGTCAGCCTGTTGAAGAACAAGCGACCAGCGGGACAACTCGTCGATGACATCGACTTCGAACTGGACACCGCTACTGGTCGTCTCACCGACCTTGAGGGCGCATTGCCCGACCAGTACCACCAGTTGGGGATGGCTTATGAATGACCCCATCGAAACTTTCTATGACCTGTTTCGTGGACGCACGGATGCATACGGCACATGGGATGGTGGATGCAACCGCTCACCACTCCACATCGAAGGCTTCAAGCGCCACCTGTACGGTGAAGAACTCATTGGTGTCTACCCCCTGACGGATGAGTCCACCGTCAGGTGGGGCTGTTCCGACATCGATGTAGACGACTACGACTCTGCTCACAACCTCAGCGTTGCGTTCAAGGTCAAGGGTGTTCCGTCTTTCATTGAGAAGACTCGGCGTGGCTACCACATCTGGGTGTTTGCCAACGATTGGGTGCCAGCACCCGTCATGCGACGAGCATTCTTAGCCGCTCATGAGGCTGTGCAAGTGCCAGCAAAAGAGGTCAACCCGAAGCAGGAAGAGTGCACAGGTCTTGGCAACTATGTGCGCCTCCCGTATCCGGGTGGCATGAACGGCATTCCCGAGAACAGGTTCATGCTTGACCACAACGAGCAACCAGTTGCTCTCTCCGTGTTCCTTGATGACGCACTCACCAAGCGTGTGACGCAACATCAACTTGCACCTCTAGCCCAACTGTGGCGTCCCCGTCAGCGTGAGGAAATCACCAACATCGTTCCAGTCGATGTACAAGATGCACTTGCTCTCGCAGGACCGTACATCACCAAGATTTGGCGCAACGGTCCACAGTTTGGAAACGACAGGTCGAACCTGCTGTGCATGCTGACCCATCGCATGAAAGACCGCAACCTAGAGCCAAGCCACGCTTGGAGTATTCTGAAGAATGCGGACAAACGATGGGGCAAGTTCCATCTCCGTGAGAACGGAGAGATACATCTCATGAAAATCTTTCAGGACATCTACGGAGAAATCAAGTGACACGCAAACTCAAGTACCATCAGTTCATCAAACTGCGACCCAAGTCAAAGTTGCGACCACGATTCAATCGTCGTACTGGTGCCGCCTTCACTCCGAAGGCGACACATCAGTATGAGAAACAGTTCGCAGACCTCTATCGAGGTCCGCTGTTCGATGGTCTACTGTCCCTCAAATTGCGATTCACGGTAGATGGCACAGAACTTCTCATAGAGAAGGTTGACCTAAACGATGCGGTCGAACAGCCAAAGAAGCGTTTGACCGGCGACATCGACAACTACGCAAAGTCAGTTCTTGATGCACTCAACGGCGTTGCATACACCGACGACAAACAAATCGTTTGTCTCTACATCGAGAAGGCATGACATGGCACGACAAGTTGACGAACTACTCCTCAAGGCGCACGAACTCACTCACGGTCCACGCCGAGCCGAATACAGCAATCCATACGACGACTATGTGCGAGTCGTCGACATCTTCGAGGCAATCTCTGGTAAGAAACTCAGCCCCGAAGAGGGTGCGTTGTTCATGCTGTCGGTCAAACTGTCACGCATCAACTTCAACAACACACATGGTCGACTGCACCTTGATAGTGTCATTGATGCCGCAGGTTATCTGTGGTGCTACGCAAGCATCTGCGAGAAGATGGACAGGGATACAATATGAAAGAGAATCGTTGGGACATACCAAAAGAGCGTCGTTACAACTTCGCTGACGACCTCAAGTTCGGGAAAAAGGGTGAAGAACTCACCCGTGATTTCTTACAGTCCATCGCAGATGGTTCATTCGAAGTAAAGACCGACCGATACCGCAACGGTCGCATGGTCGTCGAGACGGAACAAAATCCACGCTTACTTGGTTGGAAGCCAAGTGGTATCAATGTCACGGAGGCGAAGTGGTGGGTGTATATCTATTGCTTGGATGGTGCAATGATTGCAATCTCCGTTGACAGACTGAAGCGATACATTGCAACGCTTCCCAACAGCAGGCTGAAGACATTTGCTGCTGCATCAAACAATCCCGCTCGTGGATTCCTCCTTCTTCCCGAAGAGGTCATGGACCTCATGACCAACCCAGAGTACGACGCTGAAGAATAGGGACTACCATTTGAGTCCATCCCACGCAGAGAATCTGCGAGGGAATAGGAGACCAGAAACGCCGATAGAGGCGTTGATGATGTCTGGCTCCCTCGAATCGACTGTGATGTCGGTTCAAGAACTGCAACCGCTCAGAGAAGCGGTTGCTGAATGCATTGAGAAACTTACAGCGCAAGACCAGTACATCGTCGATGCGCTCAACTCCGAAGTAGTCTCCCTAGAAGAACTTGGTCGTAGGCTCGGAGTTTCCAAACCACATGCTTGGCGTCTGCGCAATGCCGCTTACGAGCGGCTAAAGTTGATTTTCCTAGAGCATCCATTGATTCGTGAAAGGTTAGGGCTTGATGAAGACGAGGCAGATAACGGTGGGATTTGATGTTGAAGTATCTGCTGAACTGGTTGCTCGAGTACTTGAGGCCCACTTTGGCAAGACGACTGTGGGTCAAGGAATTCCAGAAAATGGACTCCCCTATGGATTCATATATGTATCGAATCGCACAGGAAAGAAAAAAGATGTCTAACCAAGACGACTGGATTTACGGCATCATCCCACCGGACGAAGTGGACGAGATGCGCAAAGGCGCAAAGCGTCTTGAGCGCAACATGAAAGATGGAATCACCATCGTCATGTCGTCGGACAATCAATCCGCCATCGACCTTGTGCGCTCATGGGAGCGAGCGATGAGCGGCGACCCACACGGATGGGTGAAAGTGACTGCATTCATGTTTGGCGTTATTGAAACAATCGAACACCACTTACAAGACGAAGGGATAGACCCATATGAAAACTAAATCCACATGGCCATTGGTGGCAATCCATTGGCGAGATGCATATGACGGTTCAAACGGATGGACCGAAGTAAAGAACTACGAAGCCGAACAATGCACCGTTGTCACCGTGGGCTGGCTGTGGGAAGGATGCTTGGACGGGTATGTCACCATCGTCGGGTCATACATGCCCGACGAGGTTGACGACCCAAAGACCGTTGGTATGCCAGTTCACATCCCTGTGGGGATGGTGCTTGAGACATTCATTCTTGACCAGCCGATGGTCAACCTTCCGTGGCGGGATACGAAGTTGGAATTACCAAATTCCGAAACGCCTCCGCCATACTCTTCGGGTCATCGGCCATTTCAGGGGAGACCTCTAGATGCGTCCAATCACCAAGGGGCGCCCCATGAATTGTTTCGGTCCGATATTTAGACCAAGCATCACGAGAGCACAGCCAAGCACGACCCCACGGTTTCGGGAAGTAATCAAACATCGCCTCGATGCCCAACGCATCGGCGTTGGCTTCAAGAATCTTTAGTACTCGCACAGCCTCGTATCTACCGTTTGGCTTGCCACGCTTGCCATCACGCATGTTTCTCCAAGACAAGTCCACAGCCCTGCCTGTGGCGTGAACGCTCAGTTCTTCTTTGCCACGCATCGGTCTCACACCGAAGTCGCCGTTGTTCCACAGCGCACCGTTGCTCAACTTGATGACCTCTTTGATGAACACCTTCATGCCGGGTCGCAGACCCTTGGCTGCGCCATCTTTGTTTCCCGTATATGGTCTTTTCATTCAACCGCTCCAATCGCTCGTTGCTTTGCAAGGAAGTCAACCAGCAACTGCTTGCGTCGCTTCAACTCACTTTCCTGCATCGCTGGTGTGTTCTGCCGTACTGGAACACCAGTAAAGCCAAGCCATTGATTGAGCGTTCCTCGTTGCTGATAGGTCGGAGTCGATGGAATCAGGCGTTCGCCAGTAGAGACCATTGGCAACAAGTTGCGCAAAGCGTAGAACGCTTTGTCGTCAACATACTTCTTTCCATCTGGTCCAGTCTCGCCATAACCAAGTGCCTGCATGACCGGCTGGAATGCCGATGACAGTCCACCTTCCACCTGTACTGGTGTCTTGGAGAATGGTCTGTTTGAGTAGAATTGCCTGTTCCCACTCAACTCGATTGGGAGACGCAACAACGGGTTCAAGTTTGACAGGTATCTTGCTGGGTCACGAATCTCATTTATCTGCTGATTGATTCGATTGAAACCAAAGTCTGGCGTCGCATACAAGTCCTTGCCAAACGGCAACTTGAATGCACCAGTCTCTTCCAGCCACGCAGGAACTGGCTGACCTTCTTTGTCCGCCGTGAGATTGCGCTTGATTGCTCCGTAGATTTGATACGGCTTTGGGTTCATCCAAATGTTCTGAACCTGCAATGGCAGGTTGCGGCTGGTCCACATCCAGAATGGAATGATTTGGCGCATGACTTGGTCGCCAGCAGAGAGATTCTCGTAGTCGATGAGGAATCGACGCACTCGTGCCGTAGCGGTGTGGAAGTCCATACCCTGAGCAATTCCATCGTAGGCCAACATGAATCGACTGTGCTGTTCAATCCATTGACCAACCTTCTTGCTCGTCTTGGTTCCCCACAATGCGCCTTCTCGGAAGGCGTCATCGGTCATACCGCCACCAGACGAAGCAGCCGCCATGAATGCATCACTCACCTTCTGACGACTTGCCTCTGGTACTGCGGCAATGAACTGCTCAAATGTCTTGCCTTCGGCAGACATCTGCGTCCACAACTTGGAGAACTTTGCACCCTCCAACAGAGTGCTTGGTTTTCCACCAGCGGCAAACAGCATGAAGAAGTTGCTGAATGCGTTTCTAATATGGAATCCCGGTGACAATGTTGCGTACGACTTGAAGAACTTCGTGTATGTGCCAAGAGCCTTTGACAACTCCCTGACCAATGCTGGGTCCTGCAAACGATGCACATTCTGTACAATCTCCGCAAGTTCCTGTCGAACACCAATGTTTGGGAAGAACTGACTCAACTGCACAAAGCCTTCATCGAACTGTGTCTTGAGATTGATGGCACCCAATGGCAGGTCAACCGAACCAAGTTCGGTTGCAGTCAGACCCCTGATACCTTGAGCAACAGCATTTTCTCTTTGAGCAAGAGTCTTTGCAAGTTCTGCTCTGGTCAGTTCGGACTTGGATTGAGTATAGATGGACAATGCTCTCTTGATTTCCCTATCAACCCGTGGGTCATCAAGCAATGGCATGATGTTGTCAACCTCTGCCAAGAATCCATCAATTGCTGCAATCGAGGCAGGGTCTTTCTTCATGCCCTTGGTTCCCGTAAGCGTTTCGGTTGCCCTCTTAGCAACCTCACGAACCGACTCAATTGCCTTCTTTGCCTCCTCGACATTCTCTTCAGCGGTCTTTCGGAACAGCACAGAGTTATCAAACGACCTGCGTGCTCCAGCAACTGCGTCAGAGAGTGTTGCGTATTCGGAACCAATTTGAGCCGTCTTTTCCCCAAGGGACTTGGAGATACCAGCAACCTTTTCGGTCTGTGCGGCCATTTGTTTTGCAAGAGAAATGTTCTTTAGCAACTTTCCTCGACTTGGCAGGCCAAGCACGGATGCTTGTCTCTCCGAGAGTTTGCTCAATTCCTTGATGACCTCTCTGGCCTCTCGCTGTGCCGTCTGCTCGCCAAGTATTGCGTAATCCATGTCGGCAAGTTGCTGGGCAACCTGTCGGCGTCGCAATTGCAGAGCCGACAACTTGTTGTTCTGAGCGGCTTCAAGACTTCCAAACAGTTCTTCTGAGCGCACAAAGAATGGCGAGGTGTCTCGACCAGCAGCAATGTTCTTTTCGATTGCTTTGACCGTCCGCTTGGTGTCACCCTTGAGCGTCTTGGCAGCAACCTTTGGAAGTTTTCCACCAGAAGCCTTTTCTGCCTCGACAACCGTCTCGTTGATTGCCTTGACACCTTCGGCAATCTTGAGTTCCTTGATTTCCTTGCGTGAGTCAGCAATGGTCTTGCGCATCGATGCGCGAGCGAGTTTGTAGTTATCAAGTTTCTCAGTCTGGGCGTCAATGTAGGTTGTCTTGAGTTCGCCCCTTGCCTTTGACACTTCTGCAAGGTGCTTGCCCTCTTCCGAGTCAATGAAAACCTCTCGCAGGAATTTTCTGCGAGCACCAGTCGTACCCTGATACTCCTGCCCATTGACAGGAATCCTGTTCCTAAACACATAGTGGGTCAGCGCTTTGTCTGCGCTGACATCCTTACTTGCGTACAACTCAAGTCCAATATTCTTGAAGTGTTCGTGTAAGTACTTTGCCTTGAGAACAGCACTATCTCGGACATTCTGAATATTGACCAGATACCGCAACTCTTCGAGTTGCTTCATTGTTTCGTCAATCTGGGTCTTTATTTCAATTCTCTTATCAACCGAAAAGTTGTATGGCCAAGGACTATTCCAAATCACTTCTTCTTGCTTGTGCAATGCAGCCAAGCGTGCCCTCAATGCGGCATACTCATTTTCAATTGCCCTTTGTTCTGTTGCGGTTCTTGCTGGGGTGAACAAAGCCTCCCATTCGTCCTTGGCAAATCCAAACCTAAGTTCTGGCTTGATGTCCTGAATCTGTGCCAATGTTGGTGCTGGTCTTGTCTCTGGGCGTCCATTGACCATAAACTGCTGAATTCTTTCTTCAGGAGCAAGTTTTCCGGGTTCAAATGAACGCAGGCGTCGTGTCTCTTCCAATTCCTTATACAGTTCATCAAGGCGAGTTTGCAGGTCAATCAATCTTGCCCGAGACTGCTTTGCGGGATTTGACTGATGGGAAGAGTAACGAGTAATCCTGTTGAGATTTTCCTGCTCCTTGGCCATTAGGTCAATAATCTTTTTCCGTTGAGCCTGAATCACCTGTTCACGCATTCCGTAGATGGATTCAATGCGAGGCTTCGTCAAGGGATTCTCGATGATGTTCAAACCCCAGTCTGCATTCAAAGCACCTTCGTCACTCAGCGATGCAAGTTGAATCAAGAAGTTGTTGAAGTCCTGACGCTCAAGTGCACGAGCGTGCATTGGAGACTGCTCCAATCGTGCCAAGCGACGCTTTGCAGCCTCGCGCAAACGGCGCTCGGAATCAATCAGTCTCTTAGTTCTTTCTGATGGCACAGGAGCCTTGCCCTTTGTGCGCTCAAGACCCTTCTTCTCTTTCGAGATGACCTTTTCTAGTGTTGTTGCTCGCTTGATTTTTTCATCTAAAAGATTTGCTTGAATCTCAAGTTGGTTTGCGTATCCACGAGGACCAGACAGATTTTCAAATCCAAATCCCCCCGGACTCTCTGGGGTAATCCGCACCCCTTGCAAATCTTCCAAGTCAATAAACTCCGCATCATCGCTGATTGACCGCAAAGCGTTCAAGCGGCGATGAGCACTTTCCTTTACCTGACCAATGTACGATTCTGAGTTCCTAATCGTTACGAGTGGTCGAGACGACTTGCGACCCATCTTGGGTTGACCAGTTATCTCATCGACAATAATCTTTCCATTTTCATCTACGAGTTCACCGACACGAGTAACGAATCGTCCATTGGAGTCCACAAATCCAGTTGGTGAATAATCACTAATGAATGCAGTCTGATACTTTTCGGTGGTTGTGTTGACTGCCTGAAGCACACGACCACCAGCACGGTTCTTTCCAACTTTCTCTGCACGGAAACCAAGTCGTGGGTCAAACTTTGACCCACCAATTAGTTCGGCAAAGAATGTGTCCATTGACGCTGCGGTGTTTCGGTCAAGGGCGTTGTAAAGATTTCCACCCATACCAAACGGTTTGCCGTAAGTGGTATCCCGAAGACTGGACAAATACGAAGCCTGCAAACGCTGACTCTTCGTTCCAGTAACTTTTTCAAGAGTCTTCGTCGCATACGCCAACTTTGCCTTTGCACGAACAGTTGCCTGTGTGTACTCTTCAATCAAGCCGTTGATTGCCACCCTTGCATCATCGCCAAGATTTGAGTCCTTGAGAACATTCTTCAGTCGCTCAATGTTTGACTTGAGTTGTGGATGCAAAGCATCCCAAGCAGCCTGTCGCTCACCAGTCGTACCGCGTGTGCGAACCGACATATCGGCAATACCGGGTAGTGCCTGCACATCCATTCTTTGACCAGATGCAATAAATGCATTTGCCTGTCGTCGAGTGGATGACAAACCACCAGCCTCTTGAGTCCTCTTAGTGAAATCAAGTTCTTCAAGTTTCTTTCCAATCTTATCCCGTTCAACGAGCAAACGACGCCTTCTATTGATGAGTGCAGTCTTCTTTTGACCACCCTCCTTGGTTACGGCTTTTGTACCGTATGCATCAATCTTCCCTTGGACCTCTGCGATTCGTGTTTCAAATGCATCGTATCTTTGTGTCAGTTTTTCAATTGCATCTGCAACATTTTGTGAAACAACACCAGTTGGTTTATTGATGCTCTTGTCGTAAAGACCAACAAACTGAAGCGCCCTGTCTGCCAATCCATTTGGACCAGACACAGATGGGTCCATGAACATAACTCGCTCAAGCCTGTTCGTTCCCTTCAAGTGACTGGCAACAATTCCCTCAAACTCTGGGAATGCTGCACGAAGTCTGTCTGCAAGAATTCCTGCTCCACCCGAAATGACCTTGCCGTTCGAATCCACCATCCCGTATGCCTTGAGGAATTCATCCGACGCATCGCCAAGATACATTTG